CGACGTGGTACCGGACGGTATTACGACAGGCGGTCCTAACAATTGGGTGCTGTCGCCTGAACAGAACACGCAGGTACCTACAAACAACGGCAACCTTGACACCCTCAGTCCATCACCGGGGCAATAATGGCAAACGTAACTATCACCCAACTGCCCACAGCGGGCACCCTTGCGGGAACAGAATCGGTTCCGATTGTCCAAAATGGTGTAACGGTGCAGACCACCACAGGCGCAATTGCTGGCGCTCCGTTCCAAGGCCAAACGTTCATCACGGTGAACCAAGAATCGTCACTGGCCAATAGTCGGGTTCTTTTGGCTGGAGATGGGTTGGCCCAAACTGTTGGCGCCCCACAGGGCAACTTTACTTTGGCGTTGAGCACTTCGGGGGTTACTCCAGGAAGCTACACCAGCTCCAATATCACAGTAGACCAGTACGGGCGTGTTACGGCGGCATCTAGTAATTCCGCTGTAGGTACCGGAACGGTTACCTCGGTTGCGGCTTCTGTCCCATCATTTTTGTCAATATCTGGAAGCCCTATTACTACTAGCGGAACGCTGGCTATAACCTACTCTGGTGCGGCTTTACCAGTAGCAAATGGCGGCACTGGCATTACATCGCTGACAGCAGGGTACATCCCGTACGGCAATGGCACAGGCGCCTTCGCGTCTACTTCGGGGTTTAACTACAACTCCGGCACTACCACGTTGACAGCGCCGGTATTAAGCGTCACTTCTACAACTAGCACGACTCCAAATCTGACGTTTAATGCCAGTAATTCCGGCTTTACATCGGGCGCATCGGTATCTGGCAGCTACCTGCAAACTGTCATTCAAAACAGCAGCGGAACCGCAGGCGCGTCAACCAACTACGTTTTGAGCAATGACTTGGGAACCGACTCAAGCTATTACGGTGAGTTTGGTATGAACTCCTCGGTGTACTCGGGTGCAAGCGTCCCCGCTGACTTTTTTAGTCTCAACAATGGCCTGTACTTCTCAGGCCACGACGGTGACATCGCTATAGGCTCTGGAAACGGCAAAAAACTGTACTTGGCCTGGGGCACCACGGGTCAATCCGCTCACGTCATCAATGCCTCAGGCGCGATCGGTCTAAATACCAACTTGGCGGCAGGTACGGGCTCGGGAACGACTAACTTCGGTACGTCAGGGCAAGTGCTAACCAGCGCAGGACCGTCGGCATCCCCGACGTGGACTTCCGTCAGTGGGTCTGGAACTGTAACATCGGTTGGGCTATCTGCGCCCGCGCTATTTACCGTTTCAAACAGCCCTGTCACGGGATCTGGGACACTAACGCTGGCCTATACTTCTGGGCAAGCACTACCAGTAGCAAACGGCGGGACTGGCGCCACATCACTGACTGGTTTGGTGGTGGGTAATGGCGCAAGCGCCATGACCACAGTAACCGCGCCTAGCGGTGCGGTGGTTGGAACAAGCGATACGCAAACGTTAAGCAGCAAACGGGTAACGCCAAGAGTTACTACGGTGGCATCTAGTGCAACGCCAACTATCAACACCGACAATGTGGACCTCTATGGCCTAACAGCCCAGGCGGTGGATATTACGTCATTTACGACTAATTTATCTGGCACCCCTACTGATGGTCAAAAATTGCAAATTTACATTGTTGGTACGGCAACTCGTTCTATTACTTGGGGGGCGTCATTTGAAGCGTCTACTACGGCGCTTCCGAGCACGACAGTATCTACCAATAGGTTAGACGTAGGCTTTATTTGGAACGCCGCCACTAGCAAATGGCGTTGTTTGGCAGTGGCTTAAATATTAAATACGGAAATAAATAATGGCGGATAGATATTGGATAGCAATCGCCGGTGACTATACGGGCTCTTGGCTAAGTACAACCAATTGGTCTACTTCTGCCGTGGGTTCGGGAGGAGCGTCTGTCCCAACGTCTTCTGACAATGTATTTTTTAATTTTACATCGCTGTCAATGGATACCGATATAACTATTGACGGTGCGGCATCGTGTTTAAATCTTAATATAACGGGTACTAATAGTGGATTTGCACTTAGATTTTATGCTTTGGGTACTCCTTCCTTAAACATATATGGAACGGTATCCTGTTCTGTAGGCATGGTTTGCGAACCACCCGTTACTTTTTTATCAACTGCAAGTCAAACATTAACACCAAATGGTCTAAGTTTTGCCCCCGGTGGTGTAACTTTTTCGGGTAGTGGAAGCTACTGGACACTTGGTGCTTCAATGCTGGGGAGTCCGTTAATTTTAGGATCAGGGGTTACCTTAGATACTTCTAGTAGCGGGAATTACGGCATTAGTTTTAACGCTACTACAATAAATTCTAGTGCGGTATTAAAATTAAATGCATCTACGGCATCCGGGCTTGGTGTGTTAAGCGTTTTGAGTGGTGGCACTTTAAATATGGGGTCGTCTAGCTGCACATTTTTTAGTTTTTCTGTTGCATCAGGCGGAACTTTAAACATGGGATCCGCCACAGTAACCATATCTAACGATACTCCTTTTACAATCACTAGTGGGGCGACATTTACACCAACTACTGGAACTATTACCTTATCCGGTTCAAATTGTTCTTTTTCTGGTTTTGGATATACGTACAATACTTTAACTTTTACGAGTTCAGCAGGCGCAATTAATATAAATAATACTGGCGGAATTTTTAACGCTATTAATATTAACGGCTCCAGCAGTATTACTATAGCTTCAAACAATACCGTCAATGGTGCTGTAACAATAACTGGAAGCCCAATTAGCAGTTTAACCATAAATTCTGGAAATACTTTTAACGGAACAGTATCCTTAAATGGAACAACTCTTACTACCGTCAGCCTAAACTCTAGCGCATTTGCGGCTTTTACCGTTGCTTCAGCAGTAACAACTTTTACAACAAATGGCTCGAATACTTTTGGAAATGTTAATTTTAATAAAGTACCTGCCACAACAACATTTAATGGCGCAAATACTTATTCTTCTTTAACTTTTTCGCAAAGAACTTCAGTAGGTGTGTCACAAATTATTTTTGGAAATAATCAGACAGTTAGTGGGGCATTTTCAACAACAGCGGGGACTACCCCAGCATATAGAGTTTTTATATCAAGCGATTCTCTTGGGGTTACTAGAACTTTATCCGCAGCATCTTCTAGCTTAAATAATGTGGATTTCCAAGATATAGCGGCAACTGGCGGCGCGGCGTTTTCAGGAACCAGTATAGGGGATGTTGCTGGAAATAGCGGCATTACTTTTACCGCCGCCGTAACACGTTACTGGAGGGGAACAGCATCCGCGCAATGGGATGCAACCACTTCATGGTCGGCTACTTCTGGTGGAACCGCATCTTCTACGGCTTTTCCCCTTGCACAAGATACGGCAATATTTCCAGCGGCCACTTACCCAACTTCCGGCGCTACGGTAACCATAGGCTATCCGTACAACATCGGTACTATTGATATGAGTTTGCGCACAACTAATACCATGGTATTAGCGCTAGGGACTCAAAACCCTAATTTTGTAGGCGATTTTAAATTTGGTACCGGTTCTACTATAACCAGCACAGGAACCCCAGTTTTTTGCGGTCGTAACACGCAACAGATTTTAACTGCTGGAAAATCATTCGCTACGGCTTTAAGTATTAATTCCCCTGGTGGAACAGTAGTTCTTTTAGACTCCTGTAGCGTCACACGCGCTACATCCCCAATTGTTTTAAGCGCTGGAACTATAAATTTAAACGGGAATACTTTATCAACAACCAGTACCACAAGCACCAGTTTTTTAGTTAATGCTACCTCTTCTCCTAAAAATATTACGTTCAACGGTGGGGGTCTTACCCTTTCATCTACAACAAATCCTTTTACAAATGTTGGCACAAACTTTACTACTACCGCTGGTACTGGAACTGGAAATATTTCTGTAATTAATGGTGGAACTTTTTCTACTCTTGATGCCACATTTAATTGTACATTGAATTTAGCGGGTAGCGCGGCGTTAACCATAACAGGTTCAAGCACTTTTAATGACATAACAAATACGTATAAAACAGTAGGCGCGACATCAATTAAATTTACTGCGGGAACAACCACTACATTTACAAATTTTAATTTGCAAGGAACATCCGCAAATAGATGTACTCTTGCCTCCACATCGACGGTACCTGCAAACCTTAAAAAATCTAGCACTTGGTATATGGGCGCAAATTCCACCAATGTGGCTGGAAATACTAATTTGGTTTTTACAGCAGGTGGTGGGGCAGATTATTTAAATGTAAGTTATATTAACGGTATAGTAGCGAGCGGTGCTGGAAACAGCAACTTCTTCGCATTCTTCTAAGGACAGACCATGGCCCAGTCAGGTTATACCCCCATCAAGCTGTATTACAGCGCTACGACAACCAACGTCCCCTTAGCGGCCAACTTGGCCCCCGGCGAACTGGCGATAAACACCGCTGACGGTAAGCTGTTCTACGCCGACTCCAGCAACGTAGTGCAGGTTATTGGCTGGAAGACGACACCGGCCAGCGCAGGGGGTACGGGCGTATCCAATAGCTACACAATCACTTTAGGTGGAGCGGTATCAACGGCAGGTTCGTTTACCACTTCGGGTGCGTATTCTTTGACACTCACTTCTACCTCGAGCACAAACGTAACGCTGCCCACTACCGGAACTTTGGCGACCTTGGCAGGGGTTGAGACCTTCAGTAATAAAACCGTTACGGGGACGAAAGAGACCGTATACGCGATAACGGATGGCGCGGCATTTGAAATCAACCCCGCGAACGGGGGCATCCAAACGATTACGCTCGGTGCTTCGCGTACTCCAAAGGGCACAAGCTTTACCGCAGGGCAATCGGTCTCCTTGGTCGTAACCGCTGGTGCATACACCCTCACTTGGACGGATACAACTTTCGGGGCGAGCGGCGTCAAGTGGATCGGGGCATCCGCCCCTGGAACTGCTCCTACCCTATCGACTACCGCCACCACATTTATTGAACTTTGGAAAGTAGGCACCCAAGTTTACGGGGCCCTAGTGGGTATCGCATAATGGCATTGCATCACGCACTGAGAGCTGTAATGAAGACTGGTGGGAGTTCACCGCTTTCCGCAGTTGGGTCGATTACGGGGTCTACGTCTAGTAGCGCTTCGTTGACCGTTACATACCCAACAGGCATTACGGCGGGTGATTTAATTTTTGTTTGTTTTAATGCGGGGGATGCCGGTAGCGTTACGCCCCCGACTATTACTACCCCGTCTGGGTACACGCTTTTGTTTACGCAAGGGGCATATAACACCGCCAATGTTGATGCTACGAATGTAGGCTTTTACTACAAAATTGCTGCGGGTACGGAGTCTGGCTCTTTCACAATGACCGCAACGGGCGGTACTTTCCGAAGTACGTACTTGGTGGTATTCCGCAAATCCGTGGGAGTAGTTACTTCAGTAGTAAGAGCCGGAACAACGCAGCAAGGAAGTACCGGTACTGCTATAACTCCTTCCACGCAGACCGTTACAAACTCTAGTGGTACTGCCCCACTAATTGTTATTGCAGGTTTCCAAGGTTCTTCTGCTCAGGTATTTACGCCTTCAGGCACAAATCTATTGTTATCCGGTTCCGGTATTATTTATCGTATTGATAATACACTTACCTCTAATACTACCGTAAGTATGACCGCTACCGGCACAACTCAAATTTTGGCTAGTTTCTATTTACAGGTTACTTAGTAAAATGATCGACCCGTTCACCGCCTTCGCTGCGGCCCAAGCGGCCATCAAGGGGGTGCAGGCCGCCATTAAAATGGGCAAGGATATCGGAGCTATCTCCGGTGACCTGATGAAGTTTTTTGAGGCGAAGGACGTGGTGGCCAAGGCCGCTACCAAGCCGGGGAAGTCAGATACCGCGCAGGCCATTGAGATCGTCATGAAGGCCAAGCAGTTGCAAGATGCCGAAAACGAGTTAAAGCAGATGCTGATCTGGTCGGGCAATGCGGACACTTGGGAGGCCATACTGCGCGAGCGCAACAAGATAGTACACGACCGCAAAGCTCAGGAGGCCGCGATGGACAAGGTAAAAGCGAAGCGCAGGAAAGAGATAGAGGAGGTGGTAGAGATGGTGCTGTTGGTTGCCCTCGCCGCCATAGTTATTACCTTGGTTGCATGGGGCACCATGGAATATGTTGACTTCATGAGGAAATAAAATGGATGAATTACTCACGCTCCTAAAAGGTATTGCACCTGCTGTTGCTACGGCTGTCGGTGGCCCCCTTGGTGGTCTTGCTGTTACCGCTCTTGCCAATAAGTTTGGTGTGGCTGATGACGTTAAGGCTGTTACGACGGCCATCCTTGGCGATCCAGAAGCGGCGTCCAAACTGGCTGAGTTAGACCTGCGCCAGTTTGAGTTGGAGAACGCCGACCGCGACTCCGCGCGGCACATGCAGGAGACCGCCTTGAATCAGGACGACAAGTTTGCTAAGCACTTCATCTACTGGTTTGCGTGGTTCTGGTCTGTCGGCTCCATGGTGTACTTCTTCGCCATCACGTTTGGCCAAGTTCCCGCAAGCGGCAAGGACTTTGGCAACATCATCTTGGGCTTCCTGCTGGGCACCGCCGTGGCCACCATCATCAGCTTCTTCTACGGTAGCTCCAAGTCCAGCAAAGACAAAACCGACGCAATGAAGGAAGCGATTAAATGAAAGCAAATTTTGACGCCGCGCTGGCCCACGTACTGAAATCCGAGGGCGGCTTCGTGAACAACCCCAAAGACCCAGGCGGCATGACCAACCTCGGCTGCACCAAGGCGGTCTGGGAAGAGTACGTAGGCCACCCGGTGTCGGAGGCCGATATGCGCGCCCTGACACCCGCTTTGGTGGCGCCGCTGTACAAGCGCAAGTATTGGGACAAGGTGGCGGGCGACTTGCTTCCCTCCGGCTTGGACTACGCGGTATTTGATGCCGCCATCAACTCTGGCCCAGGCCGTGCGGCCAAGTGGCTACAGGAAGTGGTGAACGTAGCCGCTGATGGTGCGATAGGCCCCGGCACCCTGGCCGCAGTGAACGGCATTCCCCTGCAAACGCTTATCGCACAGTACAATGACAAGCGCCTACAGTTCCTTGAAAGCCTGCCTACTTGGGGCACCTTTGGCAAGGGATGGGGTAACCGGGTGGCGCAAGTTCAGTCCGCCGCTTCGCAACTAGCATGAGGCCGTTTATGGATACCCAGTCGATCATTAACTCCGCACTTGGCCTTATCGCATTTTTGGGCGGGTGGGTGTTGAACAACATCACCCGAACTATGGACCGCCTTGACTTAGAAACGCGCGGTATGCAGCGCGACTACGTCACCAAGGATGACTACCGCCGCGACATTGACGAGATCAAGGCCATGTGCAAACAGATTTTTGACAAACTTGATGCCAAGGCCGACAAATGACTACACCCGCCGCCGTCCAAACTTACGATAACCTTACTTCTACGGTGCTCCAGTACCTAGAGCGTAGTGACGCGGCGGTGGTGAACTTTATTCCCACGGCCATCATGCTGGCCGAGTACGAGATCGCGCAAGACATCAAGACCCTGGGCCAGATGCTGGTGGCTGACGGCACCATGACGATCAACAACCCCGTGATCGCCAAGCCCGCGCGCTGGCGCAAGACGGTATCAATGACCCTCACCACCGCGACGGGCCAGAAGCAGCCGATCTACCTACGCAAGTTGGAGTACCTGAGCAACTATGCCCCCGACGTCACCGCGACGGGAACGCCC